ATTATTAAATCTTAGGGTGACTTTTTCAGCGACTTGAGTATTAGGCACAAATCTCTTTTGAATATTGATAGTTACATTGTTATTCAAAATACCTTCATCTGTATTATCAAGAGCCCGAACAAATCTAGAAAATCTTAGTTTATTTCCAAATCTTTCCAAATTCTTCTCATCAAAAGAATCAATGGCCGCTCTAATAGATGCTGTTGTTGATGATGCAGTGAGTGTAGTTTTCAAGGCATCATAGAATGTTGTTACTATTGGAATAATAAAGATATATTCTGGATCAATAATTACAGGATCAATTCCAAGAGGCGTTCTATCCAAGATAGTCTCTCTAATCTCTTGCTTTCTCAATGCGGTTGAAAATTGCTCTTGAAATGGCTTAATTGCAATAAACACTTTACCAAAAACAGCAGGGTCTGCAAGTTCTCCGCCAAATGCAGTTACAGACTGAAGATCAGTATTCTCATTTAGAAGTATTCTTTGATAGTCATTATTTACAACCGCACGATTCTGAACTTCAAAATTTCGTGGGGCATTAAACTTGATGGAATCAACAGTTTCAATAGGGTGACCACCCCTAGCGACAGAGTTTACTAAAATTGATGCTGAGGTATAGTTGGGTGTAATATTGAGTGTATCAATAGTAAATGTATTAGCGCCATTCGTTTCATTTCCATTACATACACGATAGTCCACAATTACAATCTGATTATTCTTCAAAGGTTTACCTAACGCACCAGTTGAGAAGTATAACTCATATTGCTGATCCGCACACTCTTGCAAATAATAAACTGTTGACGATGAGTTTACTTCACGAATATTAGTCGCTTCTGTGAATACTGTATTTGCTAAATTTGATGAAGATTCTTGAACTCTAACAGAAATACTGCTTGTGTCGATATTCTTGTTAGGCAAAACATATTTTACAGGATTAGAAGTATTAACTACAAATCTATGAGTTAGGGGTTCACCCTCTGAAATAGTAATCGCTTTGCTAAATGTGTTTGCAGAATTTTCTACAGTGAAAGCCTGGGGTGTTACAAACGTATATGCAATATCGTCAATCGTTGTAGTAAATTTACTATTCTTTGGAAGAATAAATTCGTTGGTCGTATTTGCGATACCAGTAAATGTAAGAGTGACATTCGCTGAAGCGCCTCTTGCAGAACGAGTTACATAGCCAAGTTCTTTTGCTCTTGATACGACACTATCTCTTTGCTGTGCAGTGTCCAAGAACATTTCATTGGCAATCATGTTTGTATAGAATGCATTATAATGAGTATTATAAGCGAGAAGATCCAAAAGCACAGCCATGTTACTACCTTCAAAGTCGTAGTCTTGAAACTGTGTTTGTGATCCTAGATATGTTTTTAGATTACTACGAATGTCCTCAAAATCGACATCCGTTACTTCCAGATATGTATTAGCGGCCATTACCTAACTCTCTCTAATATTACATTTAGAACAACAGGGTTTACATCATTACGAACACTGAAAGCAACCGTAACAGACAATGCATTTAGTTCAGAGCGATCTTCAACCAAAACCTCAAGAACATCGGCTCTAGGCTCATAGTTGTCAATTACTTCACGAATTGCATTTTCCATTGTTTGCTTGAGAGCAGGTGACCACAATTCAAACAGATAGTAACGAATAGAACAACCAATGTCAGACTTAAAAGGACGCTCAAAATAGTCAGTAAGAATTAGATTCTTTACAGACTGCTTTACTGCTTCTCTATTTGTTTTTCGTATCAGTTGCTTAGTGATAGGATTTGGAACAAACAAACTATCCAAATCACTGAAGACAACTTTCTTTTTTGCGCCTGCCATTTAATTCTCTTTTACTATTTATGAGGCATTCTTTGAATCTTGAATTTCTTTGCGTCTGTCTTTACAGAGTTTTGAAATTTCAGCAAGAGCTTTTCTCGCTCTTGTACCTGCAGTTTTGTTTCCGCTCTCAAACTTCTCGCTTTCAGCGATATATGTTTCAAATAAATTTACTAGATTGTCGTGCATTTTTTTCACTTTTCTCTTGACAAATTAAAAAAACCTGATAGAATAAATTCTGTACTCTATCAGAACTATTAGTATCTACTATTTAGTCTCCAATAAAGACCGTCTTAGAACCATTCTCAATAACATTACTACCGTCTGATCCTATTAGACTACCTGTAGAAAGATCAAGAGTATTACTAGAACCTGATCCAATTCCACCTTTATCTCCAGTGTCAGCAGTATCTCCTATTCTGGCAGCTCCTTGAGTGCCACTATTGAGATTGATAGTCTTGCCATCTATTGTAATGTTGCCGTCTGCAACAATATTTAAATCACCAGTCACATGCAGTTTGTCATTACCAGTCACAGTTCTAAAACCGTTTTGATGATGAGTAACAACATCTCCATTCGGATGCATCTCAACAAAAGTTCCTGACTTGTGATATATATGAATACGCTCTGCATTAGGCGTATCATCAAATTCAACCACATGACCGCTTTCAGTTTCAGTCACATGATTTTTTGGATACTGGGCAGCATAAGGTGAAGGAGGTTCAGAGTTGGTACCATCAATCGTCTTTGTAATAGTGTTGGTACCTCTTGCTAACCTATTTACATCACTCTCATCTTTATAGAGAGGATACACGCCATTAGGATCATTAAATCCTTTTGTCATATCAGCAAGTGATTCTGGTATACCTGCTAGACTTCCCATGATAATAGGTTCTTGGGCCCGTTCGCCATCTGCAAAGAATCCAATAACCCAAGACCCCTCAACTAATCCTGTTGGCGAGGTGCCCTTTCCGCTAACAGCCGCAGATGTGACATCTTGAACGACTTGAGCGAATGGGAGGTGTCGAGTAGGTATCTTGTCTTTATCATCGGTGTGCCAACCATAACACCGTACACGGACTCTTCCGAGTTGTATAGGGTCGTTACGGTCCTCCACGACACCGAAAAACCATGTAAAATCATTTCTGCCTAGGAAGTTGTTCATCTTCCACCTTTTCTACATACTTTAGAAAACTCAAAAGACCGTTTTTCAATGTATCTTTTTGCTTTTCTTTTTCGTCTACCCAATCACTCAGATGATCTTTTGAATCTGTGATTTGACTTTGCGACTTTTCTTGTGACTCTATTCTTAGGGAGGGTTGTGACTGTATCATATACTTCCTCTTTAACAGCAGGCGCAAGTGGAATCTGTACGTCAGGTTCTACAATCTCTTGTAGTACTTGAGGTGCAGGTGCTTCTTCAACTACTGGTGCTGGTGTTGGCTCTACGATTTCTTGGAGAACCTGTGGTTTTTTATTTCTAGGGGATCCTGGTAGTGGCATTGTTTACTCCTTTGGTTCATCAATAGCCTTTAGTGCGGTTTCAGGAACATTGTCCTTGATCCACTGATAGATTTGCTGTTGGACAGATGCTTCTCTTCTGAAACGCTTGCCCTCTTTCTTCAAATTAATATATGTGAAATCCTTCACAACAATATTGCCCGCTGAGGTCTTAATTGGCTTTCCGTCTTTGTCTGTCCATGGAATAGTATTTTCTCTATTGTTCAGAATTACGTTGACGGCACCATTAACACCTCTTGGCATCTTACCTTTAATAATATCTGACATTGTTGATGATGCACCCTCATGCGTCTTCAACAAAATGTCTCCTGGTACAACCCTACTACGATTAGCGTTATTCTTCACCGCTGTATGATAGTCTGTAAGTACCCATGTAATATGTATGTTCTCTGGTTTATAGCCTGCCGATCTAAGTTGTGGCAGAACACTTATAATATCACTAATATCTTTTAGTGTAATATCAAAGATGATATTTGGCAGTGTACCCTTTGATGCGGCGCCTGAGCGTACTAAGTCGTCCAACATTACTTTTAGTGTGTTCTCTTTAATACCAGCCTTCTTTACAAACATATGCAACTTGAAAACATCTTTAGGCTTACGCAAGTCTAGACCACGAATCTCTGGATACTTTTTCTTCAATTCGTCAATCTTCTGAAATGCTTTCTTCCATTCATCTACATCACGAATCTTAAACTTATTACCTTCCATAAAGTTACTAATAGCAAAGCCTTTGCCTGATCCTGCACCACCAGCCAAGAAAACAATCTGACCATATCTTTTGCCTTGATTGTACATGATGAGTTTTTCATCTAATTGCTGAAATAACCTATGTGTAAAATATTCTTTTAGTCCTAGTATCATCTCTTAAACCCTGTGTCTTTACAACATTCAAACACTGTTACAAATGTTTCTTTATCGAATTTATGTCTCAACGAGGTAATCAAATGCTTACCTGTCATATATTTATCTTCTCTCTGGCCATCTTCTGTAGTACTAGCCACAGGTATACTCAAGAACACCACATCACCAACATT